CCTATCCCCTGTGTGCCTTGGCAGTCTCAGCCTCTCTATGGGCAGTCGGTGATGTTGCCCGCCAAGCGCAGCCAGCTGATGGGGTATCTGATGCTTTTCCTCCCGCTGCACCAGGCCCCATGGGCCGTGCGCCGTCTCCGGCTGCAGTTGAGCCGGGCTGTTTTCCTCCCTGAGCAGTGAGCGTGCCGTGATGACAGTGGCCGCTGTTTGGTGCTTTGGGTGTGGCGGGTTTCTTTCCCGTGAGGTTGCTGGTGTCCATGTCCAGCAGTCTCTTTTTTTTGTCCTGCGGCGTCTGTACGTGGCTGTACGTGATTCACGTACAAGCACGGACAGCCCCATTTGAGCCCGGTAGGAGGGGCCATGCAAGACACCTTCATTGAGTTCTTTGAAGACATCAACGACGCCATGCGCGAGGCCGTTCGCCAGCTGGGCGGCAACAAGAAAGTGGGCGCGATGCTGCGCCCCGAGATCCCGCTGACACAGGCCGAAAACTGGATTCGAGACTGCCTCAATCCAGACCGGCGCGAGAAGCTGAGCCCCGAGCAGGTGCTGCTGATCCTGGTCGAGGCCCGCAAGGCGGGCTACCACGGTGCCATGGCGTTCATCACCGGGCACTGCGGCTATGACAAGCCGCGGCCGGTCAGCATTGACGAGCAGGAGGCCGATCTGCAAAGCCAGATCCTGGCTGGCCTGGAGGTGCAGAACAAGCTGCTGGCGCAGTTGCAGCGCGTGCAGGCTGCCAAACCGGTGCGGGGTGCAGCATGAGACCGGTGGGTGAGATTCGTGAGGCCTTGCGCGGTGCCGCTGAGCGCTTGGTGCAGCAATGCGACAACCAGGCCAGCCCTGGCCTGACGTACCTGGATCTGGCGCCAGCAGCCGGTGTGGGCTACGAGGCCGCGCGGCGCACCGTGTGGGATATGGCCAAGGCCGGTGAGCTGTTGCCGGTGGGCACCAAGGCCGTGCCGGGCATCAAGCGCCCCCTGACTGCCTTTGTGCCCGTGGCGGTGCAGCCGCGTGCCAAGCGCCGTATCACTGACCCCTCGCAAGCCCTGGCCAGCGCGATGCGCGGCTTTGTTGGCGCGTTCTGAAGGGGGTTGCATGTCATTGCATGAATGCGGCGCAGGCCGCAGGGCTTCGTGCCCTCTGTTCACTGCTCGGGGGTGCTGATGCGGCCAGAGGTGAAGCAAATCGCTGACAACTTGGGGGTGATTCCCCAGGCCATGGCAGAGCGCAAGCAGTGGCTGCTGTGGCGCTTTGTGCGCAAGGCTGGGCAAGACAAGCCCAGCAAAATGCCCTACTACACCAACGGGCAACTGCGCGGGTGGCCGCTGGGGCAGCCGCCACACAAGCGGGGCGAGAAGCCCGTGCCCACGCCAGATCAACCACAGGTTGAGCAGGGCCACGACCTGGATCGAGCCCACCTGGTGACACTTGGCCAAGCGATGGGCGCTTTGTGTTCAGGTCATTGGGATGGCCTGGGCTTTGCCTTCCTTCCGGGCGATGGTCTGATCGGCATTGACATTGATGGCGCGATCGACCCAGACACTGGCGAGGTGTCGCAGCTGTGCAGCGACATCATCCAGGCCTGCAGCAGCTACACCGAGCTCAGCCCGAGCGGCAAGGGTGTGCACATCATTGTTGAAGGCACCACCGAGACCTTCAAGTGCAACAAGGTGGGCGTAGAGGTGTTCTGTGGCCGGCAGTTCTTCACGGTGTCGGCCCGTCGAATGTCTGAGGTGGCCGAGGTGCGGCCCATCAGCCCAGAAACGCTGAGCTGGCTTTACGGCATCGTGAAGCCAGACCGGGCCAAGAAGCCTGCGGCCTCGGCCTCCCCTGGTGAGCTCGGTGCTGCATCGTCCGTCCAGGTGGCCAAGGATGGCGCGATGCGTTACTGCCTTGCGGCCCTGGAGTCTGCAGCGCAGGTCATGCGCAACGCTGGCCAGGGCGGGCGCAACGACACCCTGAACAGCGAGGCCTACGGCCTGGCGCGGCTCGTGTACACGGGCTGCATCAGCGTGCCCACGATCCGCGCGGTGCTGGGTGAGGCGGCTTTGGCCGTGGGCTTGTCGCAAGCCGAGGTGGATGGCACGCTGGATTCAGCCATCAGGGCCGGCCTGCTCGAGCCCAAGCCCATCCCAGAGTCAAAGCTGAAGGGCAAGCCTGCACGGGCGGGCGCTCGTCGCCCTGAGCCGCCCGCTGAGGGGCAGCCCGCCACGCCTCCCGAAGAGCCTGAATGGCTGGCCGCTGCGGAGCCCCCCATGCCTGCGGCCACCAGTTCCGAAGCGCCGCCCTCTGCCAAGGGGGGGAAGGGGCGCAAGGCTGCTCAAGATGATGGTTTTGATGGTGAGGCCGAGCAGCTGTTCTGGGAGCGTGTCGACATGCTGTCTGAGCGCTTCGTGTTCATCGAGACTACCGATGAGGCCTGGGACAAGGTGGCCTTTGCCAGCTGGAAGGTGGCGAACATGCGCCTACGGTGGGGCCGCAAGGTGGTGAATGCGTGGCTTGGCAGGGTCAATGCCGACAAGGCCCGCACCGTGTCGCTGCATGACCTGGTGTTTGAGCCGGGCTGTGATGTGCCTGATCACCAGATCAACATGTTCGGCGGGCTTGATGTGGAGCCCATCCAGTGCACCCCAGAGGAGGTGCAGCCCATGCTGGACTTGCTGCAGCACCTGTGCAGCGAGACCCGGCCGCCGGCGGGCTGGCCTGTGGAGCCTGGCCAGGATGAGATCGATGCGGTGATGCGCTGGGTGTTGTGCTGGCAGGCCCTGCCGCTGCAGCGCATCGGCACAAAGATGCAAACCGCCATCGTGCTGCACGGTGCCCAGGGGACAGGCAAAAACCTGTACTGGGACATGTGGCGCGACCTGTTCGGTGTGTACGGCATCACGGTGGGCCAGACCGAGATCGAGGACAAATATAACGGCTGGGTGAGCCGAAAGCTGGCCATCATCGGTGATGAGGTGGTCAGCCGCCAGGAGATGTATCACAACAAGAACCGGCTGAAGTCGGTGGTGACGCAGTTGGAGAAGTTCCCGATTCGGGGCATGCACAAAGAAACTCGCTGGGAGTCGAACCACGCGAACGTGGTGTTTCTGAGTAACGAAAGCCAGCCGCTGGCGCTTGAGGAGCGAGACCGGCGCTACCTGGTCATCTACACGCCGCTTGAGGCCCCGCCTGAGCTGTATCAGCGTGTGAGGGACTTCAAGGCCAACGGTGGGCTGGGCAAATGGCTGTACTACCTGCAGCACTACCCGGTGGGCGCCTTCGATGCGCACACGAAGCCACCGATGACCCAGGCCAAACAGGACCTGATCGAGCTGAACTGGAAGGCCCCGGAGCGGTTTGCCAACGAGTGGCTGAACCACTTCCTGGATCTGCCCGTGAAGGTGTGCAGCGCTGAGCAGCTGTACCGCGCCTTCAGGCGCTGGTGTGACCGTCAGGGCGAGAAGTACCCGCCGCCTCAGGCGATCTTCACCACGGCCGTGCGAAGATGGGCGCGTGAGCGGGTCAGGCGTGTGGATGGCATCCTGCCCGCGCCCCTCCTGGACTATCGGCAGATCTGCCTGTCTGATGCGTCCAAAACGTGGCGCAAAACCGTGCGCTGCTGGATACCTTCAGACGCAGAGCCTGAAGAGGGTGCGCTTGGCCCATGGGCCTATCGGTGCATCGAAGACTTCGAGGACTTCCTCGGAAAGTACACGCGCGGCTATGCAATGGCCGGTGAAACGGTCTCTTGAGCGGGAAAAACCGGTGTCTGTCCCGGCTCTGTCCCGCCTCTGTCCCGCGCTAAGTCCTTGTGGTTACTTGTGTTCCGCCTGTCCCGCCTGTTTCTCGCGTATGCGTGCGCGTGCGCGTGCGCGGCGGGCTGTTCCTGCGTCCAACTGATCAAGAAGTTTTTTCCCATGCGCGAAACCCCTTTTTAGGCGGAACACAAGTAACGACAACAACTTAGGTCGGGACAGAGGCGGGACAGAGTCGGGACAGACCGGAACAACATCAGAAAGGCTTGAAATGGCAAAAATCGAATGGGTTCATCACCGTCTGGAGCGGTGGGCACTGTGGATGAGCCGGGGCGGCACGCATCTGGGCTTCAAGACGCCTGCCACCTTCAGGGACTACGTGCCTGACGACGCCAGCCGAGAGGCGGTGGTGCCAGTGGGTGAAGAGGAGGCTTGGGCCACGCACGAGGCGATCAAGCGCCTGCCAGAGCCTCTGGGTGAAACGGTGGCCCGGTATTACCTGCACGACTCTGACCGTTGTCGCAAACACCTGGCCATCAGCGCATCGGTGTTGAGCCAGCGCATTGACCAGGCCCACCGCCAGCTGGTGGTGATGTTCGCCAAGCCGGCCACGGCTGAAGAGCCCAGCTGGTACAAGCGCGTGCAACAGCAGCCCGATGGGGGGAGTTTTCCGCGTTAAACAAATCAGGTACATTTCAGCTAAGCTGTGCGCCAGCTGCGTCCCTACCACGTAGCCCGCCTGCCAGCCCCGTGCGAAAGCCCGGGGCTTTTCTGTTTCTGGAGGTCTGATGATCAGCGTCACGCACAACGCAGCGCAGGTGATCACTGGCCTGGGCTTTTACGAAAAGCAAGCCCGGTTCGCCATCTCTCTGGCCCTGACGCGAACGGCGTCAGACATCAGAGACGCCATGCCTGCCGCGCTGGAATCAGACCTGGATCGGCCCACCCAGTTCACCAAGCGGGGCTTTGCCATCGATCGCGCCACACCGGCCGCCCTGCGGTCTGCCGTGTATGTGCGGCCGATTCAGGCTGCCTATCTGCGCTATCAGTGCTGGGTGGGCCACGGCCCCCGAAGCGCACGGCCTTGAGGCTGCCATCACCGACTGCCCATAGAGAGGCTGAGACTGCCAAGGCACACAGGGGATAGG